TCCTTCTTTATTACATTTATAGTTTACTGTTAATGATGTATTTACGGGGACTATTCCATAAGTACCTGTGTATAAAAAATTAGAAGGATCATATGCAAAATCTAATTTTGATCTTCCATCTTTAATCATTAAACCTATATTATCAGGATTAGGTATTATTTCTTCATCTACTACACTATTTTCTCCTGCCCCAAATTGTATTTGAAGAGAATTATCAGACAGTAATCTAGTAACATATCTTCTTGGTACTTTTTTTACTTTTAATAAATAGGGGGTTTGAGCATTATATCCATGTAATTCAGGATCATTACTAGCAATATTTTCTATAGCATCAAATGTTATATCTTGTGCTAAATAAGGAACTTCTGTCCAATTATTACCATCTGAATCTACTATTGAATCAATTCCTATTATACCTGAATCTGTTATGTCTAATGTTAAAAATTTTTCAAATGAATTTATATCAAAAGTTTCTGTTTTAATAGTACCTGAAGATGCTTTTGTTTTCTTTTTTAATAAATAATATTCGGGTTTATTTGTAACAGTATCTATTTGATATACAGAAATTTCAGTAGGTTCAAATTCACTATCTATTTTAAAATTAACATCTTTATCACTAGTAAAAGTTGCTCCTTCACTAGATATAAATTCAGTCCCCGCTTTTATTTCTAAAGCATAATCCATATCAGGTTGATGATCATTGGATACCTTAGCAGGAACTAATTGAAATAGTTCTATTTCTACATTAGCTGTATTTGTTGCTTTGGGTCTATATCCTAAAGAATAAGCTAAATTAAATAGATTTTCTTTTTCTTTAGCTAAAGCAAGAAAATTTTCTTGTAATTGTGTATTTTGATAAAAAGATAAAACATCTCCCACATAAGCTGCCATTTCCATAAACATCATTCCAGGAGAAGCGTCTGAAAAATCGTTATATGTTTCAGGAAAATAGTTTTGAGAATATTCTATTAATTGAGATTTAAAATCACTAAAATCTTTATTTAGATATTTAATATCTTTTTCTTGAGTTTTATTTGATGTTTTTGAATATGCCATTTTTAATAAAAGTTAAGTTGTATTGCATCTTGTTGGTCGTTTGCTACTAAGGCATATCCTATTGATAATCTTAATTGATGTATTTCAGGAGAAGTATTTTCATTTACTCTTTGTATATTAACATTTAATATTTCTACTTCAGGGATATATTGTAAAGTACTATCTATTATTCTATTTTGTAAAGATTCTTGATCTATTACGTTTTCAAATATTAAATCTCTAACTCCTATTCCAAAATCAGGATTCATAAGTCTTTCCCCAGGAGAAGTTAACATTAAATTAATTAAATTACTTTTTACTTGTTCTTTAGTAGTAAAAGATTGATTAAAAACAGCATACCCATCAAAAGGAAGAGTAACTCCTATTGCTACTTTATCATTTTCTTTTAGATCTAATGGATCTATATTTATAATTCTTCTATTTCTTGGAACTATTGCCATTTATTATTTTCCTTTCTTTTTATCTATTGCTTTCATTAAACCACTATAATCTCTTGTAACTGCATCTGCTACTTCTGTAGGCATACCTGCTGTGTCCGCTGGTAAAGGAGCACCTGTTGAAAAAGGTCTTGCTAAACTTGCAGGAGATGATTCTTCTGTTCTTGTATCTCCCCTTGCTGTTTCATTTAATAAATCGTTTAATGCTGAATTCTTTGTAAAGTTTTGTGGTTTAAATTGTTTACCCATAATCTTTTCTTTTAAAGAATTTTTTGTTTTTGGTGAAACTTCAACCATTTTTTCTTTATGTTCTGTGATAGTTGGTTTTAATTCATCACGTAAATCCTCCTTTAGTGATTTGATTTCTCTACGTAACGCATAATCAATTTCTTCCCTAACTACTTTTCTAATTAAGTTTTCAAATGTTTTTGCTTTCATGTTTTAATTGTTGTTTGTTATAAATATAAATTAAGTTTATTTTTTATTAATAATTACTAATGGTTATATTCTAAATTAGGTCCTCTCATTTCCCCATAATGTCTTACTAAACTATTAAATTCATCATCATCTATTCCAAAATCAAAATTATCTGATTCTGTTTGTAGAGATGAAGGATCTATATCTAGTAAATCTACTGCTTCATTAAATCTATCATATCCTATTGTTTGAAAATCAGCATTATAAGTATATTCAATAAATTCAGTATTACCGGTATTTGCTAAAGTTCCTAATATGTCTTCTGGGGTTTTTCCATCATCTAACATAGCTGCTATACTAGCATAATTATTATTTACACCTGTACCCTGACCTAGCCCATTTTCTCCTGTTTCTTCATCATTATTGATATTATCATTAGATAACATACTATTTTCTTGAGATAAGGCACATTGTGATATAATAAACATATAAACCATTTCTAATATAGCTATTATTCCTGCTATTATTCCAGCTAATACTGCTAGTGCTGCTGCTATTTTTGCTAATATTTTTGCTATTGGGTTTATAAATTTTTTTAACATTTTTTTTATAAAATCTTTAGCATTATTTATAGCTTTTTTCCATTTATTTATTTGATATTCTGCTTTAGATATTAATCGAGAAATTACATCTATAGCACCTCCAGTACCTGTTCCTCCTAAAAATTTAACTACTATTTTTACAATTTTTACAACTATATTTAATATTTTAATTATTACATTTAATATAGTAATAATTACATCTAATATGGATATTAAGGCTCTTAAAGCAGCTAAAGCTGCTGCTAGTCCTGCTATTAACGCTGCTGCTTTTAATGCTATATTTTGTAATTTTTGTAAATTATTTTTTATTTTATTATATTTAGCTTCTAATCTTTTTTTATTAGCAGGATCACAAGCTTTATTTTTCATTTGCTCCATTATTTGGTCTTTAGTTGGTACTTTTTCTTTAACTTTTTGTACTTTTCTTTGACCTTCAGCCTTAACCTTACTTTTTAGTCCTCCTAATTGGCCTTTAACTAATGTTTGTATTTTTCCTAATACTGCTTCCATTATACTGTAAATACTCTTTTACTAGATATTTCACTAGTGTCTACTTGAAATTTAAATTGTTCATCCCCATTATAACTATAACCTATTCTACTTGCTAGTGGTTTTATGTAATTCTTTTTGAATTTAGTAATAGCACCTTTAAGTACAGGTGAAGGAACATCTCCAGCTGAATCTTGATTTTCATTTCCTTCTAATATGTCTGTTAATTCATCTAAAGCTTCTAAAAGATCTTTTAACCATCTTTCAGTTGTTTCTCCTAATAAAACAGGTTCCGTTGGTAGTTTGTCATTTTCTTTTAATCCTAATACTATTTTAGGTGTATTAACGATAAAATAACCTGTATCTCCTGTGTCAAAATGAATACTTTTATTACAACTAAAAGATATACTATCGTTAGCAAATACCAATACGCTATCTTTTTTAGACTGTAATATTACTCTGTCTGTATTTATTATTACCTGTTTACCTTGATAAGCAAAGGGTCTGTCTGGTATTTTTCCTATTTCTATATTTTGATTTGCCATTTTCTAAAAATTACTTTTTCTTTTCTGACCTATATTAGCATCAGTTAATCCGTGTTTTTTCCATCCTGTAGTTTTTTCTATTCCTTTTTTTCCTGTTGCTCTTAATCCTGCGTCTTTAGCATTTTCTAAATAGAATCCTGTGCTTGTATTTTTTCTACCTCCTGATACTATGTAATAATCTCTATCATGAAAATCATCTGGATGTGAATGTAAAGGATTATTAGGATCAGGAGCATCTAAAACATATTCTAAAAATGTAGGAGTCCACCACCAAGGACATGCTTTTGCAGTTACTTGATTATGTCCAAAAAATTTAATGTCTGGATATCTTTTAATGTAAATGTAAATTAATTCTTTTATTGCAATTAATTGTTTGTCTGTGATTGTACCGTATCCTACTGTGTGGCTATATCTTCCAGATCCTAAACTTTTCCAATTAGGTTCATTTTCAATAATTCCCATTCCTTTACTTACATCATGAACTCCATACACATATTCACCTTTATCTGTAGTATCATTACCAGAATAAGATTCTGCACCTCCCGACCAATTTATTTGAATAGTGTTATCATTATTAGCATGAGTGGTTTCTCCCCATACGCTTAAAGCTTTAGGATCAAATACTTTTCTTTTTTTCTCCTTACCATCTTTCATATATTTTTCATATGTGAGGCCTATAGCTTTAGAACCATCACCAATACCAACTCCCCCAACATAATCAGGCATAGTTTGAACAACATCTCCTCTAATACCTATTAACCAATTATATCCATAAGAGGGCCAACACTTACTATAAAGATGAAACTGACACCCATCTATACCATCTATAACTGGTTCTCCTGCTGTTGTATGAATGCATAAATATTTTATTGAAGCTGTTATAATTCCACCATATATTG